TTGACTTCCACCCTCAGGTTGGTAAGGGCGAACATCAAAACCACGGTAATAATCACCACCGCAGCTTTCCCGGAAATGGTCTGTAACATAAGTCTTATCCTCATTTAGTAGTAGATGGAGCTTTGGAAAAATCTCCTCTACGTACCGATGCAGGTGCGACGAATAAATCAGATCGTCACCATACACAGAAACGAGATGCTTACGACCATCCAACTCTCCCATCGCCTTTACTAGGCAATAGAATACAAGAGTTTGCAGTGGGAATGTCTGACCTAAGCCCATTGTCACGATAGATGAGAGTAAAACTCTTTTCCCATCAACCTCAACATATCGGGCCCTGCCGTACACAATAGCACGGTACCAGGAAATAGGTAGAATCCATCTCAACAACTGAAGACACAATGAGTCCGACGCGGATGATAAATCCGCCGTAACCCATTTTCTGTGTCTTGAACCAGCTTTCGCGAGCTTACGATGTATCTTCTGTAAACGTCGTATATTGAGACCTGCGGAGCGTAACCTCTTCATCAACATCTTTCCGAGGCCCGCGGTATAGAATGCCCCTAAAGCTGTATTGGGCATGATACCACGAAACGCCTTGTAACTCTTGGGAACTGTAACATACTGAAGGTCCAAGCAGGGGACGATACGTTTTTCGTCTTTAGCCCTTAGCCAGATTTTACTCAGGTAGGGGTCACCTGCTACACAGTTCTCAAACCACGAGATATGCTCTGGACTGCCTGTAAAAGGCCGGTTGAGAATTTTCTCATCCAGGTAGGACTCCCGATAAGGAGTCCCGATACAAGCACGCTTCCCAAACTCACAGTTCCGTTCATGCTCTCCTAAATCATATTTACCAAGAATTCTGGTAGCAATGACACGGGCCTGTTGCAACACCTTATATACAACCGGCGTTACAGTAACAGGCTGGGCGATTCGCTTTTGAGTAGCCAAGAATTTCTCCTTAGCTTGCTCTTCAAGCTCCTCGTCCGTAAACATATCGGCTGCGAATC